TGAAGTATCAGCGACTGGAGCTATCGATATTAAAACGAGACGGCCAGCTCGCGTCTCCAGACGAACGTATAAATGGGGCGACCGCATGAAAGCAGAGCAGCTGCTTTCTGCTGGCGTTACCGGTCGGAAAATGCGTCACATGGAAGGAATGGTGAATTTTAAAAGCCAGGACGGCGGTCATTCATCCTATATGACGTTTCGCGTAATGTCTGAAGGCAGTAGTGGCTGGCTCGCTAAAGCAAGAGCGGGATATTTCCCAGCAAAAGCGACAGCAGATCGGATTCGACCTGAGGCAGAAAAGGCCTTCACTGAAGCAGTTAAATATGATGTCTCTCAATATTTGTCGAGGTAAGCATGATTAGTTATATACAAGCATTGCGTTCAGGTAATGCGGTTCAGGTTTTTGTTGTTGCTCCAGAAACGGCTATTAAGTGGCGGGTCTTGCGTCGTCTTGATGACTTGTTTACAGGCGAAGATGATGTCGAAGCGGTTCTTGTTGATGAGAGTGATGACAGAGCTATTATCGATGTGGAAGGGTTGGTTAATGGCACAGTATATTACTACAAAGCCTATTACTTTGACGGATCTGTATGGACCACTTCATCATCGGTAACTGTTACTCCGAACGCAATATACCAAGGCGATGAAATTGATGTGCTGTCAATCTTAAGATCGAGACTGGCGTTAGGTTTGTCGGTTGAAGTTGCCAGAGGTGTGTTAAAGCCAAAGTCAGGCAGTATAAAAGTAATGAACGCTCCGCCTCGATTTGAGGACACCACATTCCCAGTCGTGAGTGTACATTTAGATTCAGATAGTGCATCTGAATGGGCTACTGGTTCAAATCTTTATTTTGATGAAGATGCAGAGTCCGAGAGTTGGTTAGCCAGGTGGCAAATATCAATAATCGGATGGAGTCTTAACCCCGACGAACGGATTGCATTGAGGCGGGCGATAAAACGAATTATTGCCGCCAATTACGTAATATTTAGTAGCAAGTACGGCATGGTGCAGATTGACTTTGATCAGAATGATCTTGAAGACATGGAAAGATATTCAGCTCCGGTGTATCAGGTTGCAACACGCTTTTCATGTATGGCTCCGGCGTATGTTGTTGATATGCCAGATGCAGTGGGACTTATCGCTGAAGTAGATACTGTTGCCACTGCTATTGAATGAACGAATGGAGATAAGTATGAGCGATAAAACAAAACGCGTTGAAGAAAGTAAGAAAATTGAAGATAACTTTCCTCTAACGCTTGACGAATTTTGCGCGCGATTATCATCAACCGATGGTCGAGTTGAGTTGATAGGCGGTTTTCACGCTTCTGAATTATCTGATGGTGTCTCAAAAGACATGACGGACAATTTCATGAAGCGATTTATTGCTTTTACAAACAAACCAGTTAAATAAATAAAGGGGATTGACATGTCAGTTTTTTTTGGAGGTCGAGTTTATACCACGCCTGGCGTGATGACGGCCATCGATGACTCGGCGCTTGCTAATCGGAATATTAGCGCTGGCAATACGTTAGTCTTGATTGGTAGCTCGCTTGGCGGTGAACCAAACAAGGCACTGGAATTCAGCTCGCCTTCTGAGGCAAAAGGAGTATTGAAAAGTGGTGAGCTACTAAAGGCGATTGAGTTTGCCTTTAGCCCAAGCGCTGAAACGGGTGGCCCATCAAAAATAATTGGTATCAGGGTTGACCCTGCGACTCAATCAACGTTAAGCGTTGAGGCGTCTGCGGCGGAAGTGCTGTCACTTAAGTCTACCGACTTCGGCGCTTACACGAATCAGATTAAAATAAAAATTGAGTCCGGATCGAATAAGGGTAAAAAACTTACCACTCAATTTGGTAATGATTATTTTAGCCAGGATGATGTGTATCGTGAAGCATTTAGCATTCAATATACTGGTGGGCAAGCGACTGCAGTAATGACCGTTAGTAACGGAAGCGTTGTGCTAGAAGCGCCGGCTGCGACGAATATCGCGACCATTGATTTGAATGTTTACAATACGGTTCAAAAGTTAGTCGATTATATTTCAGCTATTTCTGATTTTACTTGTACCGCTCTTGATGGTAACGGTGCAAAGCCTACGCTTAATGCGCTAGACAGCACTGCAAGTGCTGATATCAAAGCAGCTGCATATACAGCAACGGCTGACTTGCAGGCTTGTGTTGACTGGTTTAATGGAACTGGTGAGGGTTATGTTACGGCCACGCGAGCAGCTGGTGCCGGAAGTTCTCCTGATAATCTTGCGTTTACTTATTTGGCTGGAGCAATCGACGGCACAATTACAAATACGGAATGGTCGAATGCTTTTACCGTTCTTCAAACTGAAGATGTTCAATTAGTTTGCCCGGTTTCTTCTGACGCATCAATACACGCAATGGCTGACACGCACGCAGTTTACATGTCAACGATTGCTCAAAAAGAGCGTCGTTGTTTCGTTGGTGGTGCAATTGGCCAAACAGTTGATAATCATCTTGCGGCAGCCAAGGCGCTTAACACTGATCGCACGTCTTTATGTGCACCAGGTGTATATGATTATGATGCGGCTGGAAAAATAACGTTGTTTGCATCTTATATGACAGCGGCTAAAGTTGCTGGTGCGTTTGCCGGCGTTAGCCCTGGAACCGCATTAACGAATAAATCAATTACTGCTCGTGGTCTTGAATTTAAATACACAAACCCAGGAGAAACCGACAAGCTTATTAATGGCGGCGTGCTTGCGGTTGAAGATTCAGGCAGTGGTTATCGTGTTGTTAAAAGCATCAGCACTTGGCTAACTGACAAAAATTATAATCGAGTCGAAGTATCTGCCGGTATCGCACTAGATTATGTTGCTAGAGGTGTTCGTGAAGCAACGGCTGGAATTGTTGGGAAAAAAGGTAGTCCGTTATCGTTAGCTGAAGCAATAAGCATTGCTGACTCTACATTACGACAGATGGCTCAACCTGAGCCTGGTGGTCCTGGTGTAATTGTTGGTGATGCTGAAAACCCTGCCTACCGATCAATTTCCGCTTCGCTTGAAGGTGATGTTTTGCGGGTTGAGTTTCAGTGTAGCCCAGTTATTCCAATTAACTACGTGCCTACAACCATATATGCCGTACCGTTTTCTGCATAGGTCTAACAGGAGCAAATAGCTATGTCGCAAAAAAATATGCAAACTCACAGTGCTAATCGAATTGTCGTCAAAATGGACGGAATAACGGTGGGCGCAATTCAATCCATGCGATCAAGTGATGATTATTCTCCGGATGCGGCATCTGGTGTCGGTGATATTCATGCGTTTGAATACGTGCCGACGATGGCTCGTCACACCATCAATATCTCAACTATGGTGCTGCGTAAAGCAAATTTACGCACGCTTGGATTAATTCCGGAAAATGGTGACGCAATGCTGAAAGCAGCTGTTTTCGACATTCTTGAGCAAGATAAAGATACTGGGGAAATCCTGCGAAAACATATTGGTTGCTCATATGCCAGTGGCGATGTCGATGTGCAGAAGCATCAGATAGTAACTTCTAATGCTGTATTTAATGCATTGGATGTGGCTGGCGTAAATGCCTGATAAAAATCTTAAACTTGTATTTGAAAAACTCACCAAACTCGCAGATGAGCGTATGTTTGGTGAGGTCTCACTAGTTTTTAAGAATGGCGAAATCGTTCTTATCAAAACATCTAAAACTGAAAAGATAACTAACGGGAGAACCGAAGTTGGAAGCATTCACAGTTAATCCTATCATGCGCGTTGCTGATGACGGCAAGAAAGATGGTAAGGCGGAAACAAAAGAAATTGAGCTAGGTGTGTTTGAATTTAGACACCGCACCATGCGTGATGAATTTAAAATTGGAGCCGAGTACTCTAGGTTGATCGAAGGTATTGATCACCCTACTAAATTCCTTGCATACCTTTCTGAAGCAACGTCTACCATTAAAGTATTATTGTCTGAAGGGCCACCTGGCTGGGATATCGATACGTTGGATCCGCTTGACCCGGAAACTTTCAATAAAATATCTACGATTTATAAAGCCCTTCAAGAGAAGGAAATTTTTTTTCGTAAAGACGCTAAACGCCAGAGCGAAAAAGAACGGGCGCAGTAATGCCGGTT